GCTGCAACTTCATTGGTCTTTTCAATCATGAATTGCTCATCCGTTTCGTCAAATCCTGGATATCGTTTATGCAAGAGAGGTAGAGAACTGACAAACGTTGAGTCTGTGTCAGTGTAGAATGAAAACTCAGCTTTCTTGCCATTTTCGTTGAGGAAGTGGTCTTGTCCAACTTCTTTTTCATAGTATTTATTGATTACTTTTGCTGAAAACTTGATAATGCTTTGTCCTGTTGCTGTAATAGCTCCTGCATTATCTAAATCATGGAAACGAAAAGTCTTTAATCCTAACACCCCATAAAATGAATTAAGCAAAACTTTTTGTGTTAATTGAAGTGCGTCATAAAATTTATAATCTTCCGAACCCACTTCAAAGGTGTCTCGTTTCTTTTTATATGTAACTCGTTCATCAAACCATTTTGCAAGAATTTCTGGCAGAAATCCTTTCTTCTGTGTTTCATACACAGTTCCATTGCTAGCAACTGAATAGGCATTCTCATCAATCCATCCTTTCACATCATCTATTTCAACATCATCTCGTCCTAGTTTTACAGTCTTAGCAAAAGAATCTGGCTTCAACATATCTTCTTCATTGAAGTTTTGAATAACACCAACTTTTGTCTCAGGTGAAATATTCAATGTCATAATGATAGAAGGATACAGAGATGTTAAATCTAAGTCATATATCCATTTGTATAGTCCCGGCACAGGAGGCATAACATATGCTCCTGCTAATGCATCAGCTGTTGTTTCTTCTTCAATAAATTTAAATTGTTTATTAGGGGCAACATAACCATTACGTTTTAAATCAACAACTGCTGCTCCATCTAGATATCGTGATGCATAATACACATCTTCATATGGAACGTGTCCTTTATGACATATTGTTCGTGCTAAATTTAATAGCTGCAACTTTTCATCTAATTCATATACAAGATCCACATCGACCATGTTATATTCAATGAACTTTGCAATGTCTGTTTCAAACAAATCATTGAGGTTACCATCATATTCAATCTTACCTCTTCCTACCTCTGTTCGAGCAACTGTGTCTAATCGGTAATTAGGAAGTTCTGTATATGTAAAGTTTTTATACAATGGCAAGTAATCGAGACTTGACACACCGGCAATTCGGTATTTGCTACGATGTTTTAGCCATTCAACAATTCCAGCTGGCGATAACTTTTTAACTGCGCCAGACCCCATTGTTCTTTTGATTCGATTAACAAGATATGGAATATCAAATCCATCTGTATTCCATCCTGTAATTACTGTAGGTTGTATTTCTGCAAAGCGATTGATGAAATGTGTTAACATATCACGTTCATCACGAAATACTTGAACTGAATATTCTGTATTGATATCTTTTAAACGTCCTTCAATGTCTAATATCAATACTTCTCTGTCGCCGGTAACTTTGTCTAGATATGCAATAGATGTAATTGCACAATCTGCTTCTTCTACCGTAGGAAGTTTTTCTGATATATCAACCTCAATATCAAAAAAGAAATCTCTATGTCCTGTAGAAGACATGTCAGATTCATAATACAAATCAATGAGCGTTCTCATTTCTGCATTCAGGTCTGATTCATATGAAGTTGGATTATCCTTGTAGACTCCAGGAACTTTATCTAATCTCGTTCCATCTAACGCTTCATAGTCGCCATTTTTGCTAGGAAGATATCCATATGGGTTGAATTTGAATACTTGATAACCAAACTTATCATCCCATAAATGAATTTGATCTTTTCGTCCGTCGTAATGAATATTGTGATACATCTATACTAATTCCTCTACTATACCAATTATTTCACTTATTATAAGAATTAATGTTGCAACTAACAAGTCAAATGGAATAAAAGCGTATCCAGTAAGTCTTACACCTGATTTTACAAATGAAATGATTCTATGCCAATACTGATTTGGCATTGACTTGATGTTTTTTGTTTCTTTCATAGGGTTTAGTTTACCCGTTAATTCTTCATAATATGGATTCAATTCGCCAGTTTGCGGGTCATGCGTTGGTATCTTTTCTGTATTTTGTTTAAATAGTTGTCGGTATGCGTCTTCTCTATCGCCCATCTTGCTCCTTGATATATTTTACATATTCATCCCATAAATCATGTAATGATTCTAGTTCCTTTTTTGTAAGTTTTGTTTTAGTACTTGTATATATCTGTTTGAGCCATTGCCAAATTTCATATGAATGATTTAAATCAGTTTTGACATAAACATCATACATCCATTGTTCTAATTTTGCAATTGCTAATCTTCGTTTTACAGTAAATTCATAATTAGACATTTGTTTTAGTCAATAGTCTTTTTATAAATGTTTCTGTAGTTTCTTCTTAATTCATTATCATCTAGCCCAAAACCATATACCCAACTGTCATCAATTTCGACGCCAAAAAAGTCAATTAAACTTCTAGTATCTGATTCTCGCTTTATTAATGATACAACATAGATTCGAGCTGCACCATTTTCTGCTAAAAATTCTTTTAGATGCTCTACAGTTTCGCCAGTATCGACAATATCTTCAACAATGTATACATCTCTGCCGGTAACATCAATTTTAGGTGGACATGTAATTTGTGGTTGATTTTTTAAGTCTGGACCGGCAGGGTAACTTGATACTCTGCAAAAATCTACATAACATTCAATATGTAGCTTGCGAACAAGTTCTGAAGTAAACATGAATGCCCCATTGAGTACTCCTAAAATAACTGGAGTGTCTGTAACTATGTTTTTTCTGCTTGAAGCAATTTGACGAGCGACCCTGTCAATGCCTCGGTCAATTTGATACTCTGCTATGAGTATTTCATCATCTTGATAATCTGCCATTTGCAATAATTTTATATATTCCGTAAATGTTTATTCCGATAATAACTAAACTCAGAACCATATGGCTCCAGTTTTCAATAAATACATCATATGTAATCCATATGACGTCGCCAGCAATCCATGTTGTCATTGCTAAACGGTGCCGTAAATTTGAATTAGCCCAATAACCAATTAGTACTAATACAGTTCCAACCCATCCTAAAATTTCAATCATTCAATATAGTTTTACGAGCTTGTTCGTTTGTTGAATTGATTGCATCTTGTGTCATCATTTTGTCAGCCCCTGTAACAGTAGATGTCCAATAACCGCCAGGAAATGGAAGAACATATTGAGTAGTTTCCATTAATGACATTGCTTCTTCAACCGTAATGTGCTTTTCGTCAAGCAGTCTCTGAATAATCTCTTGTTTCGTTTTCATCTTGGTCCTCATTTTGATATGCGGCTGGAGAAGGCAGTCCGCTGTAATAACAATATTCTTTGTCTAACTGTTCTGGATGCAACACATCAATTCCTTGATCTAGTTGTTCTTCAATCCAACGTTTAATTCGACTCATCTCTTTTATTTATAATATAATAAAAAAGAATGCGTTATCCAAGATGTTCAATTTTATATTTTGCAGAATAAATAAGTTCAGACACAGTGTCTACTTGATTTTGAATGTAGGTGTCTTTAAATTTAGGTTGTATTGACTCAACCATCTTTCCTAGAGATTCAAAGTATTTGATGAGTTGGTCTTTGTCTTGATATGCTTCTAATTTAAAGTTATCATAATTTTCAATGATTCCATTTTTACCTTGAAAGGTTTCTGCCAAACCATCAATTAAATCTACAATGCCTTCATAGTAAGCACCTAGTGCCATGTGTTCTGCATATGATTTTGTCTGTAAATGAAATACATGAGTTTGTGTTCTTGAATGCATCAAGTATGATAATAACTTTTCCATTTCTTTCATATCAAATATCCTATTTCTTATAAATATTGTAGAACTTTATTTTAACGTAGTATGCAGCACTAGAAATAGATGCTGCTAACATTGATATATTGAATAAATTTGGGTGCCAATGTTCACCACAAATTCCTAAGGCGTGTCTAATAAATTCTAACATAACTTTTTAATTAGAAAGTGGCATTTTTATACTCGAATGTGATTGATAATCTACTAACTTAAACATATCAACTTCTAATTTATCAAGTTCATAATCAAGAATACCAGGATGTATATCAATCTTAGGTAACTTCATTGGTTCTCTTATCAATTGTTCCTTAACCCCATCTATTTGATTTTTATAGATATGAGCATCTCCTAAATTAGCAATTAATTCATCAGGAACCATATTAACCATCTTAGCAAATATTTCTAGTAAGAGTGCATATGATGCGATATTAAACGGAAGACCGAGTGGTGTATCCACCGACCTCTGATTCCACATTAAAGAGATTGCTCGTTTAGGGGTAAATGATGCATGTGTATTTATCCAGTTATGTATATGTTGGTTATCATTTTCATTTTCGTTTACTATTAAGCTAATCATTTTTACAGCACTACCATGCTTACCAGAAAAATACCAATCATATCTCTCTTTAGCACTCAACTCTCTTGTATAAACTTGAAATCCATAATGACAAGGTGGAAGAACCATATTGTCCAATTCACCTACATTCCAAGCGTTGACCATCAAACGTCTTGAATCTGGGTTTGTTTTAAGGTCGTTGATTAGGTTTGCGATTTGGTCTATTGTATCAGGTACATAAACATCAGAAGGATAGTTAGTCCAACTTCTCCATTGCTTACCATAAATTGGACCTAAATCACCCCATCTAGCAGCAAATTTATTATCTGTTTTTATTTTGTTAATGAATTCTTCTTGATTGAGCTGATTTACCCACTCATCAATATCTTGTCTATATTTCTTATAAGCATCACCATTCCAAATGTTACATCCGTTATCCACCAAATACTTAATGTTGGTATCTCCTTTTAAGAACCACAACAACTCTGTTACCATAGTTTTGAATGCCATTTTCTTGGTAGTAAGTAAAGGATAACCTTCACTCATTTTATGTCGTATCTGTCTACCAAATACTGAAATAGTACCTGTACCTGTTCTGTCTTCTTTTTCTACACCATTATGTAGAATATCATCTAAAAGTTTTAGATATTGGTGTTCAATGTTATTCTTCATATATACTTGAATTTTTGTCATTTTCAAAACATTCTACCTTAATACATTTGCATCTGCCGCCATCTGTCTTTGATAAAACGTCATTAATTTTTTCATAAACTAATCGAGCTGCACTTTCTGCACCGATCTTATCCATTACAACCAATTTACACAAACCTTCCATTTGCATTGACTGAAACAAATCCATGTATGGGTCATCTTTTTCAATTAACATTGTATGATCCCACATATCATTCATCCAATCCTTAATGCCATTGCCTTGCGGGGGTGTTTTAAATCCTCCATAATCTACAATCCAGTTCATGTCATCTAATTGTTTTTCAACATCCGGCTCATTAGATGCAAACCACACTTTAAACTTCAATGCATAGCCGTGTAGTAACTGACAATGTGAATGTTGTGCTTTCCATTGTCTAATTGCAACTGAATAATTATCAAATAGTTTTGTGCTTAAGTATCTTGCCATAATTAACCTTTTATGATTGTTCCCATATATTAATATAACGACTTTTTGTTTGATTTCCAACCTGCCTCGCAACTTCTTGTCCATTTTTAAGCAAGACAACAGTTGGAATATTACGTACGTTGTATTGTGATGGTGTATTCGGATCTGAGTCTACGTCAATTTTTCGTACCTTGTATCCTTCTCTTTGCAATTCGTTCATTATTGGTCCTAATTGCAGGCAAGGACCGCACCATGTTGCCGAAAAATATAAAAATTCTTTCATTTTGTTTCCTTTTAAACGTAAAGAAGGGGGGCAACGCCCCCCATTCAATTACTTGCTTTCTGATACAGATGCTTTTCTGTAATCAGTTACTAATTTTTTTAGTTCACCGATTGCTTTACGTGCTTCTGTCTGAGATTTTTTTGTTGTACCATTGTGTTGTTCAACAAATGTATCCCAATACGTTTCCATTGCTTCAAATAACTCCTGTTTTGACATAATTGTCTCCTTTTTTAATTGTGATTATAAATATAAACTTTGCGAACCCATTCCAAAAATTCATCCTGAGTTCTATTACTTTTCATTTGATTTAAATCTTTATGTATCCATTGTAAATTTCCATGAACATATCCTTCTGTACTATCAATCCGATCTAACGATGCTGTTGTCTTTTTGTGTACTTCTTTTGACGTCATCCCAATTGTTTGTCCCCGCAAAAATATTGGAATACCTGATAACGCACATAAGCCATTTTGTTGTTCATATAAAATCCAAACATCTTCTATCGTTACTTCTAATGGTAAGTTACGAGATTTGGCACCTTCAACAATTCTTTTCCAATGATCGCCAGATAAATCGCCAAATCCTTTCCAGTTGTTTTGAAAACGAATTCTTCGCTGTTCAATATCAGAAAACTGTTTAACTGCAGATGCTTTTCTGATTTGTTTTAATTTTGACGCCGTTTCTTTACCATATCGTTCTTCATATGTTTTACCAAATGAAGCTATTGATATCTGAGAACGCAATTCTTCAGTGATCATTGGTGCAGTTGGATATCGTTCCATATATTCTTCACACGTTATTGAATGATGTTTCAAATGTGTATTTGTTATTCGTTTAAACTTTTTATTACAAATCATACATTCTATCATACTCATCCTTTAAAATAAATATGTAGACACCATCAAAAAACTGTAACAGATAATGATGTATCAATGTTTACAACCTGAAATATCAATATTTTTATAAAATTCTGCTCGTGCTGCTGGGTCTTCTATAAACGCACCTGATAGCTTTGCTGTTTGCATAGATGCACCAACATGCTTTACACCACGACACTGAACGCAATTGTGTGTTGCGTTAATCATTACAGCAACGCCTTTATTACCTACACACAAATTGTTAACGGCATTGTGTATTGCCACTGTAAGTTGTTCTTGTATTGATCCGCGTCTACCAAAATGCTCAACAACACGATTCAATTTTGATAATCCAACTACTTCCCCATCAACCGATGGAATGTATGCAATACTAACTACACCCATTATTGTTTCATGATGATGTGAACACATTGACGTTAATGGTATTCCTGATTCTTGCACAATGCCATCATACCCATCACTCGGAAATGATGTGATGTCTGACATTGGTTCGTAGCGGCCTTGCCATAAATCATTTACATATGCTTTTGCTACTCTCATTGGAGTATTAGATGAATTTGGGTCATCTTGCCATTTAACACCTAAAGCAGTCAAAAAGTTACCATAATGCTCTGCTGCTTTATCAATGATTACGGACTTTTCTTCATCTGTTAATCGGGCATCAGGTCCAAATATTGCTTGTTTTTTTGCCAATTGAGTTGAAATGCCATTGGCAAAGCCGGGCATAACTAATTCTAATCTATTTCTTTGCTTCTTTGTCATAACTTATACTGCTCTTGCTTTACCAAATAATTCAATATGTAAACGTGGTGTGAATCTCCAACCTCTATTGATTGCTGCTTCAATTGCCCAATAGCTTCTGTCAGCTAACATATCTGAAGATGTGCCTTCTGGCATCAATACTACATCATCTGCAGTCCATCCTGTTAAATGAGCTAAGAAGCCATTTTCAATCTCTTCAATATCTCCTGGATTTTGAACTACAAATTTAAGTTGAAAATCATTATCATAAAGTTTAGCAGCATCTATATACTTTTGAATTGTATCAATATTACGACGCTTAGATTCGTGCTTCTTAGCCCAATGTTCTGAATAGTCAATGCCTGTATTTTTCAAATTGGCTTCATGCGGTGTTGATGATGCTAACTTAGGTGACATAGACATTAAATTGGTATTTTGGGCTAATTCTCTTGAATATATAGTTGCATTACTTTCAATAGTTACATGAAACCTCAATGCTCTTAGTTTTGTAACTAATTCAATTACGGGTCGTTGCATTGTAGGTTCGCCGCCTGATACAACAACATAGTTCATTTTGCCTCGATTTGCTTGAACTAGTTTTACCACATCATCTACTTCCATTTTATTAGTTTCTGCATGATGTGATGAATATGGCGTATCACAAGGTGATCCATTTCCATCAGCACCTACCCAAGCACAACGCAAATTGCACCCAGACGTTCTAATAAATAAGCACGATGTTCCTAAAAGTTTACCCTCACCTTGGACTGTACCAGGTGAAGATAATCCTGTGTCAAGTGCTCCTTCTAAAAGATTGCCATCTGCATCTTTAGTTATAGGGAACACTCCATTTTCGACTAGATTGATCTTCATGTCGTTTCCTCCTTTTTTAATTTATAATTGATCTTTGAATTCATTAATAATATCTCGTATAACTGTAATAGTAGTTCTATTACCTTGCAACCATTTCAAGTATGCCGTTCGTTTTTTTACGAGTGCTGTACATGTTTCATATTCTTCTAGATGTTCTCCAACATGAATCAGATAATCAATGAATTCAACTATAGTTTTTTTAAATTCGTTTACTGTAACTTCATTAAGCATATGAAGTCGGGCTGGCGGATGTTCATTCAACATATTCACCATTTTGTCAAATACATGCGGTTCTACTGATTCAATTGGTATGAATTGTATCTCATCCATCGTAGCTACAAATGATATTAGTCTCTCTAATTACTACAAGTTTATCATCATCAACCATTATTTCAATTTGATTGCGAGGTTCATACATTACTCGATCGCCTTCTTCGAATGGCAATACTAGCTTTGTTTTATCGTCATTACGACCTAAACCTTTATGCATGATAACGCCAGTCTTATATGATCTAGCATCATCTGAAGTCTCTACAATAATACCTGATTTAGTTTTTGTGTTCTTTTCTACATCAGGTTTGATAAAATAACGATCTTCGCCTACACGTTTGATTTCCATATAACTCCTTTTTTATATTATAATGATTTTATTTGTATTTTCCAATTAGCCATCGCAAGAAATGCAGTCAGGATTCATTGCTTGTTCTGCAATATCACCTCTCAATACCGACTCTGTTCTTGTATAATATAAAGTTTTTACACCTTGCTTCCATGCTTCTAAATGTACTTGATTGAGCCATTTCGGCGTTGCTTGCGATGGAAACGCCAAGTTAAGAGATACTGCTTGATCAATATATTGTTGTCTGATACCAGCCTGTCTTACTAACTCAAGTTGATTGATTTCTTTGAATGTTTTGAATACATCCTTTACTCTATCAACCCCTTTCCCTTCTTCACAATCAGATACATTTATAATTTTACCATCACAATATACCCAATTATCTAATTCATCTATTCCTTGAATAGAACCGCCATCTGACAGAATCTTATCCCAAGTTTCTTTGTTATTGATTCCTGCTTTTCTAAGAACCCGTTCCAACTCTTTATTCTTGCGAATAAATGTACCCTTTGCTGTCTGCTCTGTAAATACATTTGCTGCCCATGGTTCAATACCTGGAGAAACATTGCCTGACAACTTTGAGTTTGATACAGTTGGTGCAATTGCTCTAAGGTGAGTGTTTCTCATTCCTGTGCCAACACACCAAAGTGGTTCTCCATATTGTTCTGCCATGGCCATCGAAGCTCGTTCACTTTCAATCTTCATCTGTGAAAATATCTTACGGGTTTCAAATTGAGCAGCTAATGAATCAAATGGAATACCTCGTTGTTGTAAATATGTGTGCCATCCTAATACACCAAGGCCTAAAGCACGACCCTTTTCAGCACTTCTTACACTGTTTTCAAATCCACGCATATTTTTCGCTCGTTGAATAAATTCTTCAAGTACGCCATCTAAAAACCATGTTGCTGTGTAAATTAAGTCGGTATCTTTCCATTCATCATATTTTGATAGATTTAATGACGATAAACAACATACGAATGAGTGTGATTCATCTGTGTGCAATGCAATTTCACTACATATATTAGTCATGTAAACTTTAAGTCCGTTTTGCTTATAAGCTTCTGGGTTCTGTTTGTTTACATTACCCTTAAACATAATATATGGTTCGCCTGTTGCTTTTCTCTTTTGAAGTACCTTGCCCCATCTTCTTCTTGCTTCAGGATCACCATCTTCTAACTTTCTCATAAACTTATCACCAACTACCACACATTGATGTAAGTTTAGACATTGTCTGTTAACATCACCTTTTGGTTCTCTGATTTCAATCCACTCATCAAAATCATCATGTTCAATGTTTAAGTTTACTGATGCTGCACCTCTTCGTACTGCTCCTTGATTGGTAGCAATAATAGTTGAATCATATATCTTAGCAAATGGAACTACCCCATCTGATGTACCATTCTGAGTAATTGGTGTGCCGGCAGGTCGAATCATGTTCATTCCAACACCTACACCGCCTCCGTGTTTTGCAAGCAGCATCATCTCTAAGTTCTTCATTCCAATTTCTTGGATCGAATCCCCAACATCAACTCCAAAACAAGATATTGGCAAGCCCCGATCAGTACCTGTATTAGATAAAACGGGAGAAGCAAGATTAAGCCAACCCCTCCAAATATAATCAAAAAACTTGCTGGCAAGATCATTTCTTCCCAAACGGCGCGCGACTGCAGTAGCGACACGCCAATACGCATCTTTTGGTGTTTCTCCTTCCAAAAGATACCCTTTACTAATTGTTTTAACATAAATCTCTGTATTTGCCCAGTCTGGGAAATCTACGCCTACTTCCCAACCTAATTGTTCTCCAAAATTCTTCATAACTTTTACCAAATATCGTTAAAATCTTCGCCTTCATTGGCTTTTGAGTAATCTGTTGGTCTTACTGCAAAGAAATCGGTATGTGTAGTACCACCGGTAAGATGATAGAACCAATCTAATTCTTCTGCAGATTTAACATCAAACTTAAATAAAGATTCATAACCTAATTCTTTTAATTTTTCATTTGCTCGTTTACGAATAAAGTTTTTCAAATCTTTTGCTTTTAGGTTTTCTAAATCACCCATCTCAAACATTTTATCAATAAACTTCTCTTCCATTTCTACAATAAGTGTTGCAGCTTCTTCTACTGCTGCTCGAGCCGATTCTTTTAATTCTGGATATTCTTCGTACATATGACGAAATAATTGGCATCCCATTTTAGAATGAAGTGATTCATCACGCACACTCCACTTCATTTGTTGTCCGATGCCTTTCAACATATTTCTCATTTGAAATGAATATAGAACTGCAAATGATGAATAAAGTGATACACCTTCTGCAAATGCTGAGAAGATTGCGAGTGACCGAGCAACTTCCTCTCTTGCTTTTGAGTTTGATGCTAAATCTTCATGCGTCCAATCTGCAGATGTAGCAGTTAGGAATTCAAACTTTTCTGCAATTGCAGGTTCATGTAGAAATGCTTCAAAATCTTCCAATCCTAATGATTCATTAAGGTATGAATAAGCCGTTGCGTGAATTGTTTCTTGCGAGCCGAACATCATCGCCATTTGTTTGATTTCATGTTTTGGAAACCACTTCGTAACCATACCAGTCCAATAATCAGATACAGCACATTCAGTCTGAGCAAAACCTAATAATATATTACCAACTAAATTCTTTTCTGACGTGTTTAAGTTTTCGTTCCAATCCTTGATATCACCCTGCATAGGAATCTCAGTATGCAACCAAAATGCTTGTGCTTGTTTCAGCCAACCTTCTGTATAATATACTGGAAATTCAAAGGGTTTGAATGGGATGCGTTCTTTAAATAAGCTCATATTCATTCCTTGTTATTTGTTATTGATTTTAGACAAAAAATGCCTGGCAGATTATTACCAGGCAATTTAAAATAAATATCTCAATCACCCTAAACTTCCGCCTAAATCTTTGAATTTTTCTGATAAATTTTTCTTCATCATTGTTTCACCTGACTTCATGTCTTTCTTGGTCGCTTTGCCTTGACTCGTATCAGGTTCAAAGAATTGAAACTGTCCATTATTTGTATTAATCTTAGACGGCAATGTCATACCATCTGGGCCGAATCTATTTTTTACAATATGAACTCTACCAGTACCTGATAATTTGTCTTGAACTTTTCTTGATAAAGACATAATAAAATCAGAAACCATTACTTTACCATATGATGCTGCAATCTTATCCGCTTCAATAATATCTTCTTCTAATGCAGCTCTACCAGCTTGAGTTGCAGTCCATACTGGTACTTTGTATTCGCCAGCCAATCCTCTCAACTCTTCATATAATTCTTCTAAAGCTTCATGTTTATCTTTAGTCGACACTTTTAATAGATCTGCATAATCTATAATAACTAGATCTGGTGCCTTCCCTAACATTGCTGATTTTTCTATATGCGCTTTCAATGCCATAGCTCCTACTGACTTCGTAGGATAATATTTAATTACAAGTTCGCCATCAATTCGAGACATTTTATCCTCAATATCTTCTTGATGATTTTTCAAATTTTGTGCAGATATACCTGTAATTACAGAATCATATCTTTGTCCTACATAATTTTCGTTGAGCTCTAATGTAAAGTGTACAACGTTCTTGCCGTTACGTATTGCATTTGCTCCAATATTAATAAGAAGCCAACTCTTACCGATGCCTGCAGGAGCCATAACTACTCCCAATTCACCTGGTGCTAAACCACCATCCATCAAATCATCTACTACATCCCATCCAGTTGTTATGGTATGTCGTGCTGCTTCATTATATCTTAAAGCTACTTGTGATTTATATTCATGGCCAATGTCAGTGTCAGCACCAGCTTTCATTGCCGAATCAATTTTTGTCTTGATTTCGTCATAGTTGCCAATCTTTAATAAATTGACAGAATCCATGATTGCATGTTTTATTTCTTGATTCTTACAAAATCTAAGTATTTCATCCTTTACAAATGATAAGTCATCAGACTCCATGTATCGAAATACTTCTTTAAGCTGCTCTACGACCGCAACTTTTAGAACGTCATGTTCTATCTCTGTTACTTTGACCTTGAGTACATCTTTAGTTGGGGGTGTTTTATACGTTCTGAAATGCCCCAATATAATGTCAAGAATCCAACTATTTGATTCTGACTCAAAGTATTCTGGTTGTATGATATCTGCTATCTGCTGCAGGAATGTTCTATCCGTAAACATTGCAGCTAAAACTTTCACCTGAAAGCCAAACCCATACTCCGATAATTTATCTGTCATATATCATTATAATAAAAAAATTTGTATATACAAATGTTACTTTTGCGTTTGTTGAGCAAAAGCGTGAAGAGACAACCATGTTTTATTCAACCAATCTGGTGCATTCTTCATAGTAGTCCACATCTTATCTTCCATGAACAGTCGTTGAAACTCTGCTCTGTTTAGAGGCGGAATGGGTTGTTCTAAAATTCTTCTGATGTTGGATGTATGTGTTGCTGAAAAGTCTAAGAGCTTAAGATTCATAAGCTGATAATTTTGTTCTATGACATCACGACTTTCGATAATCTTTTTATAAGTCTTAGATTCATCCAACAATTGTTCTGACTTTTCAAACATTTCGTCAGGAGTAAATTCTTTTTGACTTGCAAGTTCTGGAACATGTTTTAATAATGTCTTTGGGCCGATTCCACGAACACCTTCAATGTTATCAGACTTATCACCTGTAAATGTACGGTACACTACATAATTTTGAGGAGTTACGCCAAATTCTTCATGCACTGTGTCAGCAGTATACATTTTCTTTTTGATTGGTGACCATACTCTGATTGTGTCGTCTACCATTTGATAAAAGTCTCTGTCAGTGGATACTATTGTAATTTCTTTGCTTTTCTCTCGATATAATTCAGCAATATATGCAATAGTGTCATCTGCTTCAATTCCATCAATTGCAAGAAATGTTACTGGCAAATTATCTAGATAAGATACTAATCTTGAAAATTGATGACGCATAGCTTCTTGCTCATCTTCAATAGTAGCCATTGCGTGGTCATGACGCCTTAATCTTGTTCGATTTGCTCGATTTGCTTTATATGATTTGTTGATTGTTTTTCTTCTTTTCGAGCCTCCGCGGCCATCAAAAACAACAACACAACGAGTGGGTTTAAAATCACGTACGCACTTGCCAATAGAATATAAAAATCCTGTAATACCACCAATATGGTCTCCATCTTCATTTGTTGCTGGGGTTGCTCCAAATGCTCTAATAAACGTGTTCAAGCCATCGAATACTAATAATCGATCATCAACGTTTTGATCTAATGAAGGCTTTTCTTCCTTCATCTCTTTAAATAACTTCTGATACTTATTCATATAATTATATTATAATGAAACTTTAGAATATAAACAAGAAAAGCCGAGGATTTCTCCCCGGCCTTCTGTTGGTTGATATAGTTATCCTTCTTCGTTGATAACTTCTTCATCAATCGTTACATCATCAATGCCACCATCAACACCTGCTTGATATTTGAATATGTATTCATTGCATATTCTATTATACAAACGTTCTCTGATTTCTGCATCTTCTATAACCTCAAAGAAATCTTTTGATTGAAACTTGAATTCTTTAAACACTTCACCGGTATTCACATCAATATCTTCATATGTATACCATGCTCCTGCCTGCTTAACAAGTTTAAAATCTTTCATTACTTTGAGCCATCCGCCATAGTTGTCAATGCCAGAATCAAAATAGATTTCATAATCAATACTACGAAGTGGCGGCCCCATACGATTCTTAACAACTGTAACACGTGTCTTGATGCCGACAACTTGTTCCTGGCCTCTCACCTTCGCTTTAATTTGCCCCATGTTCTTGAGACGAAGTCTTACTGATGAGTGAAAAGGAATTGCTTTTCCGCCTGATGTTGTCCACGGGTCACCAAACATAACTCCCATTTTAGTACGAAGCTGATTTGTAAAAATCAAACAAATTCGCTCTCGTGCAATCCAGTTAGTTACCTTTCTCATGGCTTTTGAAAGAATAATAGATTTAGATGTTGCATAACCATCCTTATCATATTCCATGCTCATTTCTTGCTTTGTAGATGCACCCATTACTGAATCAACTACAATTGTAACTAATCTGTCTTTGTCAGACTTACGTACATTTTCAACAATTGTTTCAATAGTTTCAAAAATTTCTTCAATTGTTTCTAAAGGTACATAAAGCATTGATTTTAGATCAACGCCAATGGCAGTTAAAAACTCCGCTGATGTTGCTGACTCAGTATCAATGTAAACTGCTAATCCACCTTTCTTTTGAGTTTCTGCTAACGTGTGAGCTGCTAATAGCGACTTACCCGAAGCTTCTAACCCAGTAATTTCTGTGATCCTTCCAACCGGAAATCCTCCATGAGGACGATTGGATATCGCCAAATCCAACATTGAGTGTCCTGACGATATCCATTCCTTTACATTGGTCGGAGCATCATTATCACCTTCAAGAAAGAATGCGGTCTTGTAATTTTGACCTTTGAACTGAGTATTAACTGCTGCAGCTAATGTTTCTGCTAATGAATCTTCCAGTTCATCTTTACTCTTTGACTTTTTAGCCATAAATTGCTCCTTGTTATTTATTCATTGAAAAGATCATCAAATGCAGCTCCTACATCTGATGTTGCTGTCGCTTTTGGTGATTCTGATGCAACCTCATCTGTTGTAGTAGACGAAGTTTCTTGTTCTACATCTGAATCAGCATTTTCTGGATTCATCCACGCTTTAAGAGCATCTTCAAGATCTGAATACTCAGGCTCTGGATAGATATCCTCAATCTTAGGCTGCTTCATGATAAGCTCTGCAACGGCTTTATCTTCAGTAGCTGCAGATTGATTTGGCTTCACACGAATTGCAGTCTTAGGATATCCTCCTCCTTCTGCAGGTGTAAATTCTACATCAATATCACGTCCATTTCTCAAATCAGTGATATCTCCATAATCTGGATCAGCAATGATCGAAAGAAGTTCTGTGTAGATTGTTTTTCCAAATCCCCAAAATTTAACACCTTCTTCTTCCTTACCTCTTACGATGACAGGAACATATGTTCTCATCTTCGGCTCAATTTTGCGACCCATTACCCAATCATCTTTGTCGCCGGTCTTTTTAAGTTTATCAGCGAATTCTACAATTGGATCTGGATTACCATGAGTAATCGGAGAAAGCATACTACGCTTTGGAATGTCGTAGTGAAAATAAAGTTCCAGGAATGGATTTTCTTTGCGGTGAACGTAAGGAACAATTCGAATACGTTGCTTACCTTCTGCTGGTTTCCATGTGTTTGACTTTTTGTTGTCTTGGTTGTTAAGTGCGTTTAACTTGTTCTTGATTGCATCTAAATCTAACATAAATTTTCCTTTTTTAATGATTAAATGTTAATAATAAATTATAATGATTATTTTTGTAATTTCAAAGATTCTAAATATTTTAAACGAGACTTTCTCATTTTTTCTCTCGTTTCAGTTGAATGCGACTGCACGCCAGTTTTACCAGCATTCCAAACTTTTCTACCTTTTAGTGAGTTTGACATATTTTCACAATGCATTTTTGATTTCTTTTTTCCAGTAAGTGCTTTGCTAATTTTTTCTTTTGTCTCTGTAGAGAGTACTCTTGTAGTGGGGTCACGATTTAATTGATATTCACGAATAGCGTCAATTGCATTTAATTTAATTCTTTCAAACTCACGAGATGAAATAGTATAATTACGCTGATTTTTGGAAGATTGCCAATTAACCATTGCCCATAAAGCTAGTTGTATTCCTTTATGTGTCGGATAAATTTTACATAATAGTTTATGAATTATGAAATGTTCTCGAGCTGTGAGATATACTAAGTTATTTTCAACATTATCACCACCTAAACATTTTGGTATAATGTGATGTCTTTCTTTGTAACCGGATAACTGCCTAGATTTCGCTCGTTCAATGATTTGGTCGTGTATTCGTTGATAATTCAAGTCACTCCTTAAATGTTTAAATTAGTAAAAAGATTAATTATTTAAATTATTATAATGTTTTAATTTGTTAAATCCAAGTAAAAAGAAAAAATGGGAGCCGAAGCTCCCATGTATTTAATTATCTATTTCTAGTAGTCGAAAATTCGGTAATATACATCGCTGTTTGATCGCCTATAATACCTTCCATTGTTCCTTCTGGTCTTTCGTCATCATATGGATCAACTAATAAATACTTTTCAATATAAGCATCATCAATTTTTTCTGGTCGGCCGGATATGTAAGAAGTAAGATCCTTGTCGTTTAAAACTTCTAGGTATCCTTTGAATTTTCTTAATAATTTAGCTCGTACTTGTTTGTAACAATCAACCATGTTTTTAGCATTTATAAGCATATCAGGAGTTAGAGTATCGCCTTTATTTTCGACTTCAACTTTATACTTTTTCATTTTGCCAGAACTAGATGCATTGGAAGTTTTTTCTAGGGTTTCCCAGTTAAATTCCCAATCCCAATCGCCACCACCTGCAGGTGTTGCCTCTGCTCCTACTGACCATGATTGACCTTTATTGTCATCACCAGTAACATCCATAGATGCGCCATATTCAAACTTGTCCATTACCTCATAGTCTTCAAAGTCAATTACTACCATTTCTGCACCATCTTTAACATATACTTTGTAATATGGTGCTGACCCTTCAATCTTTTCAATGATGTCATTTGGGACAGATTGTTCTGTAAGATTCTTAGTACCGAATCTTTTCATGTTTTCTGCTAAAATGTTTTTTTTCATATGATTCCTTTTACATATATAAATATAAGTATTTTTAGTTTCATTACCAAGTAATTTTGCGAAAAAATTTCAATCTAATTACTCGATATCCAGAATCTTCATCCGTTAAAATGAATGAATTTTCAAATTGTTCCCATGGTAATATGAATGATTTGTCTAATATGCCGTTGTTCTGGCTACGGATTACTTCATTCATTGCATTTACTGTATACAATGTATTAGTTTCTTTTTTGCGGTGTATGCTGATTGTGTTTGCTCCTCGTTCTCCGTAAATGTTTGCATTGTATGT